GATAAGATGGTAAGATGTACGGTGTGGAATTATGATGATTTAGGGTAAGTTATGGTTTTGATTCCCAAGAAACTATTTACATCATAAGGGAGGACTCAAGATGAATTTTATACACAAAGTGGTCAATATGTTCAACAAAAAGCATTGCTGCTGTTGTTGTGGTTGTTGCGAGTGCGATAAGGGATGTTGCGAACAATGAAAATATCAAAATCACACCTGAAAAGGCTCATTAAGGAAGAAGTGGAACAACAAAGACCACAAGAAGCAAAAATGCTGGCCGTTAGTGCGGTTGAGGAATTTAGAGAGGCAGGTTCAAAAGCCCTCAATATGCTTGTAAAGCTTATTGGTGATGGCCAATCACCTGGCGAACTACAGAAACAGATGAAATTAGAGAAAAACCCTAACGAGATAGAATCTACGGTCGATATGGCACAAAAGGCCATTGATATGGTAGCAGCCATTAACCGTGTTGACAGCATTTATAAAAATGATCACTCTTCACCAAGTTTTGATTTCTCAGGGCAAGTTAGAGATTTGAAAAAAGCTCTTGGTAAAACTCTTATTGGTGAATAACACCCAAACACCCCCCAAAAAAAGTTCGACTAACTCACACATGAGGCAAAAAACCTTGACAAAATCCTTCTTAAGGTGCAACAATAAGCACCATGAAGATCAAGGGCCATGAGGTTAAACCAGGTGCAAACCTCCAAGGCGCAGACCTTACAGGCGCAAACCTCCAATGTACAGACCTCCGAGGCGCAGACCTCCAAGGAACAAACCTCACAGGCGCAAAGCTTGAATGGGCGTGGCTCAAAGGAGCAAACCTCCAGGGTGCAAACCTCCAAGGTGTAGGCCTCCTAAATGCAAACCTCCGAGATGTAAACCTCAAAAAAGCAAACCTCCAAGGCGCAAACCTCCAAGGTACAGACCTCAAAGGTGCCGACCTCCAAGCTGCAATCCTTTCCCCAGACACAATCTGGAAGTTCTCAAAAGAACTCTCAGCAGTAAAGAACCTTGACAAAGTCGTCCTTAGGGTGTAATGATAGGAACCATGAAGGTTAACGGTTATGAGATCAAGTCAGATGCATCCCTTTTTACACTTAAAAAACCTATAGAGATGTGAGATAACTGAGATATGATCGTAACATTTGACTTTGATAACACCCTGACCCTAACACGAGCCACATGGGACAAGGAAGGATTCCTTGAGGATGAAGAATATATTGGACCAAACGAAAAGATGATTCAATACTTGAAAAATGCTGTCTCTTTAGGTCATAAGGTGCTTGTTGTTAGTTCTCGCCGCGCAGAATTACTAGAGGACACAAAAAATAAACTAAAGGAGTTTGGAATCCTTCAGTTACTAAATGGCGTTCACCACACAAATGAAGAGTGGAAAGCAGATTGGTGTTTGGAAAACAAAGTTATGACCAACAAGCACTTTGATGACGACAAGGAAGAGCTTAAAAGATTCAAGTTGGTCATGCCCGAAACGGAAACAATTCTAGTCCCGCTCCATCCCTCCTGGAAAGGTGTAGACTAGAGCAATGGAAGAGGATTTTGGCCACAAATTTAACAAGGGAGACCTGGTAACATTTAAGTCAAACGAAGAGTATGGTAAGATTTACTACGGCATTGTAACTTACATCACTGAGCCCCCTATCATCGATCATGCAGGGGGGCTACAAGTAAGATGGAATGATGGAGTTATTGCAACCTACTCCTTTACTCGCGAAGACCACAGAGCAATAGCGAGAAATATTAAAATCGTTTCTTGCGAATAAGGAAAGAAAATATGAACGCAAAAGATTACCTACTAGAATTCACCCTCTACACAGGGTTTATTTTTTATTGGATTGGCTTTACCAACATGGCATAAGAAAGAATATGATGAACAAAAAAAATATCATTACTATCGCTCTATTTTTTAACACTGGCTGTGTGCCGCCCAATTGCGACTCCGACACACAAGGAGCAGTCCTGCACTGTGGGATATTGTGCGAAGATGTCTGTATGTCTACCCACGAGTCAAGCGACATTACTGATCAATGTATTGATGAGTGTCTTGCGAGACAATGTTCTGACGCCATAAACAAAAATGTAGAGAAGAGCTACAATACCTTTAGCGGCGCACCCTCTAGTTTCGGAATGAGAGGGACCCTTTCAGGCACTGAAGTTTTCGATGCGGGCGTTGCTGACTCGGGAGATTTTTTCGATGCCAGCCCAACAATGCAAGAGGACGCCGGGTCTTCAGATGTTGGGGCCCATGACGCAGGATTATTGGATTCGAGCGTTCCTACAGGAAAAGCTTGCTATGTCGCATGCCTGGAGGGTGAAATATACCCTCAATGTGGCGGTCAGCCACTTTGTTGCGAAGAATCCTGCTCTTAAGAATAAGTGTGGATAAAATAGTTGACACTGATGAGTTATTGTGACATATTTTATCCATCATGAAGCGCACAAAAAAGAGAAATAAAGTCTCTGTGTTCAGGAGCGGGGCCGAAGCTAACACCTTCTTTAAAAGGAAGGCCGGGGTACACACAAATAAGCGCCTTAACAAAAAAGGTGTTAGCTTCAGGGGCGACGTGATTAACAACATTATTAAGGAATATGAGTAGTGAACTATTTTAAAGATGCTATCGGACTTATAGTGCTATCAGCCATAACATATTTGGTTGTAGTTCTGGCTTTCTCGCTTTAGGAAATAGGGACCATAGCTCAGTTGGTTAGAGCAACCGGCTTATACCCGGTGTAGCGTCTGATAAGCGCAAGGTCGTGGGTTCGAGTCCCACTGGTCCCATCGCTCTTTTATAAAGAAATAGATTTGTGTTAATATAGTTTGGTGATGTTTTCCGGAATAGCTCAGTTGGTAGAGCGGGTGGCTGTTAACCACTAGGTCGGGGGTTCGAGCCCCTCTTCCGGAGTTAGAAAAGTGATAGGAGAGAAAACATATGCGACATCTTGATTTGGCAAAGAAGATTGCAAAAAAATCCACACACAACAAGAGTCGACATGGGGCGGTTTTGGTTCGAGGGGGATCAGTGCTAAACTTCTCAGAAAACTCTAACCGATTTACGAAATTTGGGCAGCGTTTTATCCCATTTGGTCAAGATTGGAGGAGACCACATCATGCAGAAGTTGGCTGTATCCTAGGCCTACCCAAGAGCGCAACCAAGGGGGCTACTATTTATGTTGCTCGGATTGGTAAGGATGGAAAGACAAAAAATTCTAAACCTTGTCAAGTGTGTCAAACCGTGCTAAAGCATGTGGGAGTCAAAAGAGCAATTTATACAATAGATGAAAAGACTTGGGGCTGTATGAAGCTATAAGTTCTTAGAGGTTTCATAATGAATGATAGAACGGAAATCATAGAGATGCTCGAAAGAGCGGGCATCGAATATGAAGATATGGGTGATCTGCTGATTACGGTAGATGATGGCGAAGTAGAGTTTCACTTCTACGATGACGGAAGCTTGGATCGAATTACGGAGCGTCTTTATCCACGATATGATTATTCCACAGCACAGTAACAATGTTAAAAAAAATATTAGCAAATTTTATTAAGAATAGGATAGGAAATGCACTTTTCTCAGCTCTTGCAGGGTCTGGTATTCTGATTATGGTTATGGTCATTTATTTTTGGGCCATTTATCAAATGATTAGCGAAAAAAAGACTTAAATTGCTATATTTTTGTGCTATAGTTAACAAAAACAATAAAAAAATATCTCGAAAGGTAGTTAATAAAGAGCCATGTATTCACTTAATTCTTCCTTAATTAAATCTTATGATTACAATAGTGATTCTAAGGTCTTAAAAATCTCTTTTGTGGATAATGCAGAAGTGGCTTATGACTTTGAAGGTGTGCCCGAGCCTCTTTTTCAAGAATTTCGGGCATCGAATAGCAAGGGTCGGTTCTTCAATAGCAGTATTCGAGGTCGTTTCCCCGCGACCAAAGCTGTTGTCTGATTCTATAAAATCTAGCATCGCTGTGGATGCAATGTTTAAGATTTTTAAGGCACCTTTAACGAGGTGCCTTTTTTTTTATCTTAAAGTATGGTATGAGATAGTTACTGTAAGGAACACAAAAAGTGAAAAAGTGCTCTGATATATATGATAAGTACCCACAACTCTTTATAAAGAATTGTATTGATTGCGAATCTGGATGGTATGACATAATAGACCACATGTGTGCCGCAATTCAAGTGTACTTAGAGCACGAGCTGGCAGACGAAGAGATCGACCCCTATTTCACTTCTATTAAGGAAAAGTTCGGTATCTTACGGATAGAGGTACAAAACGCTGATAAGGTCATCAACACTATCGTTAAAGGGTGCGAGAAATTAAGTTGCCAAATATGCGAATATTGCGGAAGAGATGGGGAGCTATATTGCTCTTCTAGATACAAGAATTGGAGCCACTATAAAACCCTTTGTCTAGACCACGCAATCGAACTTTTCTACTATAGACTCTGGAGAGAAGAGGACTTCTGAGCTTTTTCCCCTTGACTTTTGGGAAAAATTTGATACTATGTCCTTACTTTGTTGACGGGGTTATAGCTCAGCGGTAAGAGCAGTTGGCTCATAACCAATTGGTCGGGGGTTCGAACCCCTCTAACCCCATTGCTCACATGGTGGAATAGGTAGACACGGAAGATTTAAAATCTTTTGCCTTAAAGGCGTGTGGGTTCAAGTCCCTCTGTGAGCATCACCATGAAGATACTTATTTATTTATTGAGAAAAATAATCAGGCGTAACGTTAACCCAAAAATGATGTGCGATAAGTGCATACAAGATTATACATTCCAAACAAAAGATGGAAAAATGTTATGCGATGATTGCCTAGAGTAGTAGTGTGAGCCATCGTAGCTCAGCAGGATAGAGCAGCGGCCTTCTAAGCCGACGGTCAGGGGTTCAAATCCTCTCGATGGCGTTTAACTTATTGAAAAAATAAGAATAGATATGGAAACAAGATTTAAAAGGGGAGATTTCATCAAGTCCACGTGTGGAGATCGTGGAATCGTAGTCGAAGTTGGTCTTCGACCAGACGAAAATGTTCCAGGATTCTACGCATACTGGTTCCAGGAAGCAATGTGCTTTTGGATGAGTGATGATGAGCCACAGATCTCACTTATCACAGAGAAGAGAAGCGTTGACAAAAGTAGTCAAGATTGACATAATGCACCCATGAAGAACCTAGGTTATGCATGTATCAACATGGGACTTTCCTCACGCCCAAAGTCACAGAGAATCACCACTAATCGTTCAATGATCCGACGCACGTTCGATGCGAAGGGTCTGCCCTGGGCTTCGGAACTTGCCCTTCAAAATTGTAAAGATTTGATGAAAATCGTGGAATGGAATGAAGATCACAACATTAAGTTCTATCGCATGTCTTCCAACATCTTCCCTTGGAACTCTGAATACGAACTTGAGCAGCTTCCTGATTTCGAGGAGATCTCTAATTGCCTTGCGAGGGTCGGCAACTTCGTCACAAAGCTTAGCCAACGATTAACTTTTCATCCAGGCCCCTTCAATAAGCTTGGGGCAAAATGTGACAGGATTGTAAAAAATACGATTAAAGACCTTGAAAACCATTCTAGAATCTTCGATCTGATGGGTTTCGAGCCTAGTTACTATAACAAGATCAATATTCATATTGGTGCTGCTTATGAAGACAAAGAGGCCACAGCTTATAGGTTTTGTAGGAATTGGGATAGGTTGTCGGATAACCTAAAGAAAAGACTTACCATTGAGAACGACGATAAAGAATCTCTTTTTACAACGTCGGAACTTTATCGACACATGTTCATGGATATTGGCAGTCCCATTGTGTTTGATTATCATCACCATCGCCTACACAATGAAGGTGTCCCTGAGTCTGAAGCTCTGGCTCTTGCCATGGAGACTTGGGGTGACACGCTACCTGTATGCCACTTGTCTGAGTCTCGTAGAGAGGAGCAGAACATTGACTGCAAACCACAGGCTCACTCTGATTACGTTTACAGCCCTGTTAATACTTATGGTTTTGAATTCGACCTGATGCTTGAGGCTAAGGCCAAGGAACTAGCCTTATTGCGCTACAGGGATATCCTCAATACTGACTCCGTCATGTAATGTTCTTGTGAAGTGATTTATTAGTAAAGTAACTCTTTAGTTTTTTACTCTTCTGTGTTATCATTCTAATATGTACCAAAAAAACAAGTACTTGGTGATCGATACAGAGACGGGGGGTCTGGATTCCACAAGACACAGTATTTTAAGTATTGCAGGTGTTTTGTGGGACCCCTCCGTAGGTGTAAAGCCTATTTTCGATTTGCTCATCAAGGAAGATAACATAATCGCAGAGCCACAAGCACTAAAAGTTAATAAAGTTAATCTAGATGTGGTGCGCGACATGGGGCTGAGCCCCAAAGAGGCGGTCAAGGAGATACGAAAGTCTCTCAATAAACATATTGGATCAGATAGAAGAAAAGTTCAAATAGTGGCACATAATGCACCTTTTGATATAGGATTTACAAAGAGGCTCTATGGCCTTGCAAATGAAAAGTACGGCGATGACTTCATGAATAAGTCTCTGGACACATGTTCAATCTTACAGTTTCTCATTATGGTGGAAAAGGCACAGGGCTTTCGAGCTACCGCAGATGTTCTGTTCGAGAATGCAAACGTGACCATCCCTGAAGAATTGAGACACACAGCGATGGGGGATGCCTTAGCAACTGCTAAATCAATCCATAAAATTTGTAGAAGTATGAGAGGAGATAACTATGTCAGACGTTGAAAAAGATCAGTGGGGCACACTACTAAGTGAAAAGCCAAGTCTTGAAAAGATCAAAGAACATTTTAAAGGCAAGTCTGGGGGGCCGGAGGGCGAGAGCCACATTTGCGACTCCAACTTAGATAAAAAAGAAGGGTTTGTGTGGGTCTATAGCACCAATAAAGACGCGGCCAAAATCATTGAGAGGTGCGGTGATGCAATTTTGGATTACAGCTTTTTAGATCCACGAGGCGTGCAATTGAAAATTGATCGAAAAGCATTTCGCGGTATTCATTGTGCGTTTCGTAATGTAAAATAAGATTTTTTTTGACTACTTACGATATAGGAATTATCGTATGTCAAAAAACGCATCCTACACCATTACGACAGTATCACAAAATTTAAATCAAATTTCTAGGCCTGTCTTTTCTCAAGCGATAAACAATTGCATATCTTTACGTGATAAAAGTGCTCCGTACACGGTCACTGTGACGAAAGATGATGATTCAGGGGACGAAATACTTAAATTTCCCTTAGGTCGAAGCTAGGTTCTCCTTAAGATGGCAAAGGGAAGAGACTATACCATCACCACAGTTAGTTCAAGTCTCCGACAGAGAGACAACACTGTTGGACCCTCGTACCAAATACCCTTTTCCTTGACACCAGGGATCAATAGATTAAGGTCTATGTGCTTACCCTATGTTGGCGGGGGAATACCTAAAGGAGCCTTTGTCTATGAAAGAGAAGCTTGTGGGATAGGTGAGGTAGAATCAACCCTTAACTATACCGAAGTTGTTAACGCCACGAACACTAATGGCACTAATCCGCTACATATAGGCTCCCTATATCTTGAGGCTAGGACCTACAACATTATTGGTGCAATAATCGGAGAACTTTACCTGGGAGGTACAGCTACAGTGACGTTGGAACTAAGGGAATCCACGAATGGATCCAGTCTCCTATACCTTAACAGCACAATGGCCTCTGCCAATCACAGCTACATTACCCAGGAAAACATTACCGTCTCCTCAAGTGGTTGGTATGATCTTGTACTATACGCTAATTCTGAACTAGCAATCTCTAGTGTCAGGGGTATTTATTACTCCTATAACAATTGAGGAAAGTATTTACATTATGCCTGCTTGTTCAACAGATCTAGTTTTTAGCGCAGAGGTTGTAGGAACAACTTCGACAGTTGTAGGCTCAGCAAGAATTGAGACTGGTGATAACACATCCATCTATCTAAGAGCAATGATGGGTACCTCAACTTCCGCCACAGCATCCTTGCAAATGAGACGATTCTCTGACGGCGCTACTGTCTTAACGGTGACCGGAAGTGGTCTAGGTTTGAGGGATGTTTTGGGGCCCACTAGTACGATATCAGGCCTGGGGATTACGGATGGGTGGTATGACTTTCACTTATCGGGATCAGCACCTGGTGTGAATTCTATAGTCAAGGGAATAAGAATAGTACTAGAGTAGCGAACTAATTATTGCAAAAGGAAAAATAAATTATGCCGAATGAAAAAACATGGTACATCACCAATACACTTAATTTAGAATGTGCTGGCGGGACATCGGATGCGGACGTAGGGGCAAACTGGATGTTTAACCTATACACATTCTTATCAGGTGGAGCGGGACAAGCTACAAGTCCGTGGACCATAATTTCTGCTTCAAATGCCACTTCCGTCACAACCTCTTGGACAGGGCCAAGTGATGTAACCTTTAATAGATCTGGGAGTGCACACTCTTGGTTTGTGGCTAGAAACGACAACATTCTACCAAGACCAGGCGATTCTCTATATTTGACGATTGCTTGTGTCAACACTGCTTCTGCTGGTGATGGCACTGATTTTTGGATGTCTTTTGACTACAATTCACCTGTCTTCGCTTCTGGAAACATAAATGGACCACCCTTGACCGCATCTGCGGAGAGTGCCTACAGCACTCAATACAAAGGTCCAGGCGAACAATTTGACAGATTTAGGTACCCATACGCCGGCACCAGTAATCCAACTTACTTTCACGGCCTCATGGACGAGACCACTGGCAGTTTTGTCGTGATCACCGGACAACCTCACACTTCACGATATCCATATCCCTATTCAATGGCTGCAATACGCCTAGAGACACCTAGATCTTCATCGGTAGACCGATACCCTGTTTTAATGAAGAATTGCTACAATGATCATGGTGCAACCATTTATCATGGAGGTTGGGGCAACTACAATCTAAGCACAACTACCGTTTCTTATAATCGATGGGCGAGATATAACAATGTAGACCCCACAGATGCTACATATGAGCCGTACGTATCGCACCATGCGATGTGGTGGTCTGATGGCTCAAGGCAAACGGTTAGCCCTAACGATGCAAACACAACAACACCGTCATATGTCACACTGGTTGCGTCATCAGCGGCATCAGCTCCGAATGCTAACGCAGGGTTTCTCTATGATATTGATCACATTGGAGATGATATGGACGGCTCATACCCGTCTTTACCTCTCTTTGTTGCGAATCATGGATCTGGGCGCTTTTCAATCCGAGGCAGGTTACCAGATATCAATGCAGCACCAGAAGGCGGAAGCGGACCAGGTCTGGGTGGCGCGGTGACACCAGCTTCCGGCACCCCCTCAGCCTGTATTGTGGGAGACTGCTTCATGCCAGTTACCGCTTCGTTATTGCCAGGAGTTTGACACGATGCCAGGCGCTTCAGGGTCATTAGATTTTACGCAGGACAGCGGCTCCTATAGCGCCGCAGCAGTTTTGGCGTCACCAGGGATCTTATCGAAGAGGAGGGCAAGATCCAGGGGCGAATTTAACCCCAACATCCAACCAGCCGTTGTATTCTACTTTCAAAGAGTCTATGATTCAGGGACAGGAGGCTGGTGTTACTACACGAAAAGATTCGTAGATCCAACACCTGCGGCTTCCGAGACGAATCCTGCCTATACTGGTGCGATATCTAACCACTCAATCGTAGAAATACTAGATGATCTAACTTAGTTTTTTTCTTGAATATCTTTTATTAATATGAGATAATAGAAGAAACTTTCCTTAAAAGTGAGGTGATTTTGTGGATATCTCTAAAGAGGCTAAGAAAATACTCTTCGAAGACGGAATCAGTACAGTCTCTATGTGGCTACACGATAAGGGGTGGGCAATCGATTTCGATTACCTGAACAAAGATGAGATGAGTCCGACCGAGAAGCTAGTGACGGTAAACACCAGACAAGGCATCGAGAAGCAATTGTATTCTCTATTGCACGAATGTGGGCACGTATTAGTGCAGCAAAACTGGCTAAGGTATGAAAAGGACTATCCTGCAACTGCAAAAATGAATTGTTATCCCTCCGTCAACAAAAGGCTCGAAAGGACACCTAAATACAAGGTGGACGTATTGTCCGAGGAGATCGAGGCATGGAAGAGAGGTAAAACCCTGGCTAAAAGGTTGGGTATCTTCTTGGACGAAAAGAAATACAATGACCTTGCATCCAGATGCATTTTCTCGTATGTTAAGTGGGCCTCCAAGTGACTAGTGGGCACAAAACGAAAAAAATTTAATAAAGGTGACTTAGTGTCTTGGAAAGACAATCTCCTTGGCATAAAAAAATATGGGATTTTTATGAGTACCGAAAACCCAGAAGGGCTATTGTACGCCAATATCATAAGATCTGACAGTGTAGCAGTGCGTGTACCCCTATGCATTGTTGAAAAAGAAGTATCTATTTGACTTCAAGGTGCTTAAGGGCATAGTTATAGATATGACCGACAACAAAAAGCCATGGGAAGACGTCCCAGTAGAAGTACTAATTGAAATAGAGCGAAAAAAAAAGAAGAAAAAATCTAACCAAGAAAGGCCAAGATTGCACGCACCACTCTTTGAAAGATATGAGTACCCCCCTTTGGATGAAAAGGAAAGTGACGACTACAAGATTGTCATTGAAATTTGATGGAAATAGCAACAAAATCCAAGCTCTTTATTCTGCCCTTACTGGTGGCCATCCTGAACATCATGGATGCTTTTTTGTCCATGTTTTTCATAAAATTCGGCCCTCTACAGGAAATTAATCCCTTAACCGCGTGGCTATTGCACAATGAACCAAATTGGTTCCTGTTTTATAAGGTATATCTCGTTACTACCCTTCTCATCGTATTGTGTGAATATAGCCACCTTTATGTGGCGAGGGCCGGACTGTATTCCTTATTCTTTGTCTATTCGGCCACACTTCTCGCATGGTCTTATGTCTTTTTCTTATACGTTTGAACTATTTAAGGGGTAATGCCCAAAGAAAAAGACAGAATTTCACAACACGAAGATCTAATAAAGGATCTGTATGATGATTGTAAGAAAAAACTAGGCTTTAAGCGAGATGCAAAAATCTCTATCCTATCGGATACCAAAAACTCTGACAACCCGCTAGGAAAAACAGCCCTATATATCCCTTCTCAGCATGAGGTTTGTCTTTATACGACTGGAAGGCACATTAAAGATATTTTAAGATCCTTGTCCCATGAATTGGTGCACCATGATCAAAATTGCCGAGGTGAGTTCACCAACAAAAGCCATGCGGGCCCAGGCTATGCGCAAGAAGACGGCCACATGAGAGAAATGGAGCGAGAAGCATATGAGAGGGGCAACTTAATTTTCAGAGATTGGGAAGATAATCTGAAAAGGAACAAGAAAAAGCGACTATTTACTGGTATATCTAACTTAAGCGAGGTAAAGATGAAAGGCTCAAAAGATAAAAAAGAGAAGGAATCCCCAAAGGAAAAGGCCGAGACATTCTTTCCCACTGATTACGACATCAGAAGAGAAGCGAGACAACAGACACACGATGCCCTGATGAAGCGTTGGGGATACGTAAAAAAGGAGAAAAAATAGTATGGCAAGCCCAGCGAAAAGACGTATGAAAAAAATGGGTATCTTAAATCCCAAAAAAAAACAAGACCCCCAGGAAAAAGTGGAAATTAAAGTTCCTGTCAAAGCCCCTGTCGAGGCCCCTGTCGAAGAGGTGGCACGAGAAGAGCCTCCTGTTGAAGAAAAGGAAGTCGTCAAGGCACCAACCCCAAGACGCAGAAGAAGACGATCCTCTTAATACTTTCGCATGAAAACGGACTTCAACAAGAACTGGAGAGATTATGTTCTCTTAGAGGGTAGAGGCCCTGATGTCGGAGTGTGGATACAGTCCCTGAAGGAGAACTTAGGCCTATTTCGTCCTCGCACCGTAAAAGAGGGCAAGAGAATCATTTTAATGCAACACCAGTTGAACGAGGTAAAGAAGTCCACCAATCGACTCTTAAATGAAATAAAGGAACTTCAAGAGGAAAATAAACTCCTCCAGGAAAGAAAAGAAGATGAAAGAGAAAAATAAAAAAAAGGTCAGTGAGGCCTCAGCAATGGCGGCAGGTGCAGTAGCTGGTGCTCCCTCGGGCCAACACCTTATTGATCGTGAGGAATTTCTAGAAGAATTAAAGCTCAGAGAGTCGATCAGGAAACTTATCCCTTTATTCCAACAACAGGAACTTAGCGAGTCTTTAGAGGAGCATACCCTAAGGAGAGTGATACGCTCCATTATCTCTGAGAAGAAAAGCCTTACAACCCCTTATAGTTCTACAGCCATTAATTTCTTAGAGGAGTTACTCAAAGAGATCTTACCTAGAATAGAGCAGGACTACAAATCGCTGACCTCAAAAAGGGAGCAAAGGGACTCTTTCCGCTCACACTTGGTGTCTTCAATAGAGGCTTCAATGAGCACCCTTGATCTGAATATGGCGGCGGCGGCACTTAAAAACGGCGACCAAGAGGCATCACGTTTCATTGATATTGATGAAGATATCGAAGAAAATATTGAAATTGACATTAGTGACGAAGATAGAGAAAAGTTTATTGACATTGATAAAGATGAAGACAAAGAGCGTGATGAAGAGGCTATTGCAAGGGAGTTACAGCTCGACACGGGAAGTAAATTAGCGGCCCAGACATTCGATTCTATCGAAACTCAAATTTTACAATCCTACAGCACCTTGAGTGATGAAGAGGACCAGAAAACCTTTGAAGATTATATGGTCACAAATCTTAAACTTTATTTTGATAAGTGGGAGAACGAACTCTCTGATGTGATCGAACCGACAACAAGCGAATACGAAGAAGAAAAAAACTCTGAATAACCTAATAGCAGAAAGAACATAAAGATTTGAAGTTTGAAAAAATTGGCCAAGATATTGGCAAACTTGTAGACGAAAAAAATCAAGCATACGGCAACGCTTTTCTAGAATCAGAAAAGATACTTAAAATCCTATACCCCAACGGCGTAAAGACAGAGCAATATCTTGACATGTTGGCGATGACACGCATCATCGACAAACTTTTTAGAATAGCAACACATAAGGATGCATTTGGCGAGAGCCCCTTCAAGGACATAGCGGGCTATGGTATACTAGGAGTTGCCAATGAAAGGGAAGGCCACCCAGGGAAGGAATAAGTATTATTCCATTTCTAAGAAATTAAAGCAAGACAAGAAAATAAATGAAGAGTTCGAGATACTCTTTAATGCCCTAAGCCTAGAGGAAGTTATAGGTCTAAAACTAGAATTAGCTTCTAAATTTTCATTTAATGGTAAATTGTACGGAGTACCGATATGGTATTCCTTATCTAATATCGTAAAGGATGCGGTTCTAAAATACGCCCTATCAGCTACTAAGTCTAAAAAAGAGGCCGCAAGGTTTCTAGGTCTAAGTGTGTTAACTCTAAGAAAAGAGATAAACAGGTATAAAATAGATGAATATTTTGAAGAAAAGCTCAAAGAAGATAAAACAATAGACTATAATAATTAGGGTGTGCAACTCAAGGAGATAGCTATATTATATAAAAACCTCTTCAATGACTCTGATGAAGAGTATGACTTGGTGTGAGTTAAAAATATTGAAACGAGTCTAGCTTTGTTGCTGTGAAAAAGCAACAATCTCTTCGAGTGTATACGGGGGTGAACTGGTATCGACTAGGTATTGAAAACAGAATGTGCAAGGCTGTGAGAGTGCGGCACAGTAAAAACACTCAACCTTTTAAGCGCCAACGATAACGTTAGCCTTGACTATGCCCTAGCGGCATAATCACGGGGTGGCAGCAACCCTGTAACCCAGAGCTGCAAAAAGAGTTTCCAATTTCTCTAAAGAGTTGGTGGTGCACCCAGCGGGTAAGTTTGTCAGAGTTCATATAACTGACTAACCTTGTGAATGACATTTTGTCGGATGTATTTGGGACGCGGGTTCGATTCCCGCCACCTCCATAACTTTATTTCGTCCTTCCCTCTTGATTGGGTTGCATTTCTTTTAGCCGACGGACGATCATGTCCCTCCTGCTACCAAATGCCTTATCAGCCTCTTTAAAGAGTTCTTCAACTTGACCGTAAGTAGCGGACATCCCAATATTACCAAAAGCAGGTATATAGGAATGGATAACGCCAATAATATCGCCAGAACTATTCAGAACAGCCGATCCAGATGAGCCGGGCGCAATGGGAAAAGAATAGCCGGAAACTAGCCCCATTTGCATGCCCCTGGTCCGCATCTCGCCTAAGTAGTACCCGTCAAAGGCTGGTACAAATGGGCCTCCTCCAATTCCTCTAGGAAAGCCCATATAATATGATTTTTCACCTGTGAACGGGGCTTTAATAGCTATCTTAAGAGCTGGCTGTGGTATTTTGAGCGATACCATGATGCATATATCATAAGCTTTACTCCACACGAGTGGTATCGCAGGGTGCCCTTTTCCGTTTACATCATAGATTACGTTAAGTTTTAAAAATGCTTTTTCATACTGCTCTTTGTTATAAAATGGAAAAACTGTTTGAACTTGTCTCTCGTAAGCGAGCGTACAGACATGAGCAGCAGTTAAAACGAAGGACGTATCTTCATTATGTCTCACAACGGTTCCTGTCCCACTGGTTGAATAAGAGGTTGAAAATTTTATTGAAGTTGTGGATGTAGTGGACAAGAATGGTTTCGTGGTAATGGTTATAAATGTTTTTGATGATATTAGACCAATCGAGTTTCTCTTTTTGTGTATCATCGTACCAGCTTTTTCCGGGGTGGCACAACCCGAACAAGAAAGTAATAGCGGTATAACCAGTGAGCAAAATATTCTTTTTATTGACATTAACAAACCTCCGATAAAAATAAATATAAAGCCATCATACAATCCACCGATAAAGATAAGTGAACTATTTATTTTCGAACATATAGATTAATGTAGGAAGGATCTTATGGCGAAAAAATTTTATGTACTTGATACTAGTGTGTACTTGACGGATTACCAGGCTGTTTACTCGTACGGCAACAATGATGTTGTAATCCCCTTAGTGGTTCTAGAAGAGTTGGACAATTGCAAGAAAAGACTTAATGGAGTGGGAGTCAACGCGCGTAGCATCATTCGCATTTTCGATGAATTAAGAGCCAGAGGCAGTTTTCAAAAGGGGATCAGAATACGAAAGGGGCACGGTGTAATTTTCACCAAGGCACCTAACTTGGAATTATTGCCAAATGGATATACCCCAAGTGTCCCAGACCACCAAATAATTGCTGCTGCTTTAACCGTTCAAGAGGAGTACCCCAACAGAAAAGTAATTGTTGTTTCTAATGATATCAACTTGAGGATAAAGTGTGACGCCATAGGAATACAGGCCGAAAACTATAATTCCGAAAAGGTGATAACCAAGAGGGCAGAACTATATGGAGGGTTTATAAAGCTGTTAGTGGATGACCAAATTATTGACAGGTTCTATAGTGGGGAAAACATATTACTTTCTGATATTAACGAAGAGGGGGTCAATGTTTTTCCTAATCAATTTGTAATGCTAGTCTCGTCTTCGAACGAAAAAAAGACAGCAATTACAAGGTATATTGACAAATTTGTGCCATTCAAAAAAATACCAGAACATAAAGATGAGGGCTGGGGAATCACCCCCAAGAACAAGGAGCAGAATTTCGCCCTGGATCTCCTGATGGATACAAATGTTCCTATTGTTTCTCTAATAGGTAAAGCAGGAAGTGGTAAGACCCTATGTGCTATTGCTGCGGGACTGCAACAAGTGATGGGGCCTGAGTCTCATTATCGTAGATTAATAATCTCTAGGCCAGTCATGCCCATGGGAAAGGATCTTGGGTACCTGCCCGGCACGATGGAGGAGAAAATGGCCCCTTGGCTGGCTCCTGTTCAAGATAACCTAAGGTTTCTCTTTGGGGATGACAACCTCATGCTGCATGAGTATATGCAAAAGAAAGTTATTGAAATGGAAGCGCTCACCTACATTCGTGGTAGATCCATTCAAAAGGCTTTTATCGTAATCGATGAATGTCAAAACTTAACCCAGCATGAAATAAAGACAATCCTAACTCGCGTTGGGGAAGGCACTAAAATTGTGTTAACCGGTGACATAGAGCAAATAGATAATGTTAATATTGATGAGACCTCAAACGGCTTAACGTATGCAATTGAAAAGCTAAAAATCTCAGAACTTACAGGTCATATAACATTTATCAAGGGTGAAAGAAGTAAAGTGGCAACTTTGTGCGCTAAAACTCTTTAAATTACTAAAAAAAAGTCAAAAAATATGCTATTAATATATCATATTATTTAATATGAGAAAGTATGTGAAAAAAAGTGCTTCTAATGTCCTTAAGCAAAAAAAGGAATATAGCCTACTATCAGGTAAAATACCTGTTTATTTAATTAATCACATATCTCATGAAATAGACTTAAATTCTGTCCTTGGTATAGTAGAGGAGAATGTACCTGCTTCTATTATTTCTTTAGTAGAAGGGATTTACATAGGTAATTTTCAAGAATTAACAGACAGAAATATACAAGCAATGTTTAAAGACGGGGTAATTTATCTTTCCACCCTTAAAGAGTTGGATGTTGCTTCTGAAATGTTAATGGCAGGCAATATAGTGCATGAATTAGCACATGCTCTGGAAGATAAATATGGTTATTTAATTTATCAAAACAAGGATATAGAACAAGAGTATCAAGCAAAAAAAGAAAAATTGTTCTTCTCCCTAAGGGCAGATTTATTTAAAAATTTTAGTAGAGATCTATTCTTTAATGAAGACAGAGTTGACGACTTGGACTCTTTCTTGTTTCACAATGTGGGGTACGACAAACTCTCTTTGTTGGCCGCAGACTTATTTACCTCCCCGTACTCAATTACTAGTATAAGAGAATATTTTGCTAATGGTGTTGAAGACTACTTACTAGGTGATTATGATACCTTAAAGCATTTGTGCCCTAAGCTCTTTAAGGTAATAAAAAATTTAATAAAAATTGTAGAAAAGGAGTAGGGTATGAAAATAACACACACCATAGACAAAAAAGAGGGGCTCGTAAAGGTGGAAGCGTCATTACGACCCAGAATGAAAGAAAAGATCGCCATTAGAACTGTGGCGATCGAAAAATACCTAAAGGAGAACAACATAAAGGTATCCCATTGCATCAAAGATGCGTTTGTCCTGAACACGGTCCCCCCTCATTCAGGGGTTTGGGTTTTCGCTCTTGACAACAAGTCAGAAAAGGTGTTACAACCTATCAAAGTGCAAGAAACAGTTTCTGATAAGCCCAGCGAACAAGTAACTGTTCCTGAGGAAAACGAAGGTGACCATCTCCCCAAGCCAACAAGGGGTACAAGAATTTCAAGGACACGCAGGAAAACCTCAACCAAGAAAGACGATTAAAGTGCCTCACGTTTCTTTCAGTGCGATAAAGAATTGGGACTTTTGTCCCTTTTATCACAAATTAACCTATGTGGATGATATTCGCCTTTTTAAGGGCAATGTCCATACTGCCTTTGGAACGGCAGTGCACTTAGGTTGCGAGAAGTTGATTCTCAAGGAAATTGATGATCCTGAAGAGACTTTCCAAAATTCCTTTGCAGAAGAGTTGCGTGCACTGCCCGATGATCAGGAAATAGATCAATCCCTAGTGGAGCAGATGGGCTCTATCGGTGGTGAGCTATGCAGAATGGCAATTCATGAACTTAATTTAAAGTTTCCTGGATTTCACGTAGTATCGGTGGAAGAGGAAATCGTCGAGCCTATCCTAGACGCCCCAGGAGAGTTCGACTTCAAAGGTTACATTGACTTAGTGATTAAGACTCCGGACGACAAATATCACATTGTCGACTGGAAGACTTGTTCGTGGGGATGGTCCCCAGAGAAAAAGAACGATAAAATTACAAATTACCAATTAGCATACTATAAAAAATTTTTTTGTGACAAGCATGATATAGACCCAAAGAATGTAGAGGTCTTTTTTGGCCTCCTGAAGAGAACAGCTAAGAAAGATAATGCTGAAATTTTTCGTGTTTCCAGCGGTGAGAGAAAAATAAATAATTCACTTAAAGTTTTAAATCAGGCAGTGTATAATATCCATAAAAAAAGACACCCTAAGAATAAGCTTAACTGTAGGAGATGTGAATTTCACAGAACAGAGTGGTGTCCTTAAGGATATAGATGGATCCGGATAAAAAAAAAATTAAAGTACTTACAATTTCAGACCACCCCCTTTCACCCTCTGGGGTGGGAACCCAAACAAGATATTTTATTACCGAAATGCTAAAAACTGATAAGTTTCAGTTTATTAGTCTTGGCGGTGCCATCAAACATGAGAGCTATAAGCCAATTAAGATGGAAGAGTTCGGAGACGACTGGGTCATCTACCCGGTTGATGGATACGGCAATCAAGATACCGTAAGATCAATTTTAAGAACACATAAGCCAGATATTCTTTGGTTTATGACGGATCCTCGTTTCTGGGGATGGCTTTGGGAAATGGAAAACGAGATTAGACCCTTGTGTCCCATGGTCTACTATCATGTTTGGGACAATTACCCTTATCCAAAATTCAATAAAGTGTGGTACGAATCCTCAGATGTTGTAGCCACAATTTCGAAATTAACTTCTGACATTGTTACCAAAGTAGCGCCAAACGTGAAAGAGAGCTACATTCCTCACACTGTTCAAACAGACTTGTTTAAGCGCTCTTCCGATGTCAGTCGTAGCTCCTTTAGAAAGCAGCACTTTGACATTGAAGATGATCATTTTCTAGTGTTTTGGAATAACCGAAACGCAAGAAGAAAACAGTCGGGCACATTAATATTTTGGTTTAAGGATTTCCTAGAGAAACTAGAGAAAAAGCATGGTGCCAAAGCAACATTGTTGATGCACACTGAACCAAATGATCCAAATGGTCAAGATCTCCAAGCTATCATAAACGAGCTATCGCTCAAAAACAAGGAGGTTCTTCTTTCGACTCAAAAGATCCCCCCAGATGCCTTATCTCAAATTTATAGCGCAGCAGATTGCACCATAAACATATCAGACGCTGAAGGTTTTGGCCTGGCAACGTTTGAATCACTGTCTTGCGGCACGCCTATTATCGTCACTATGACAGGAGGTTTACAGGAGCAAGTAACCCCCATTACAGAGTTGAATCATGAAGCCATGGAAAAGAGGAACGAAGAAAGTGATTCCGTGGTCGAATATGAACACGGTTTTGGCCTAGAACCTACTTCCAAAACCTATGTTGGTTCTCAGGGTGTACCTTATATCTATGAAGATCGCTTATCGAAGCAGCAAGTAGTAGATTCACTCATGAAGATGTATGAATTGGGTCACGAAGGTCGCCGTACCAAGGGTGACAACGGCCGTCAACATATCTTAGATAATTATGGGTTCGAAGGTTTCGCGTCCAAGTGGGAGGAGCTACTCACAAATGTCTACGAGGAGTATGGCTCTTGGGAAAATAGAAAAGGTTATAAATCTTGGGAGTTAATCACACTATGAAGAAAGTTATTGTTCGTGGGCCAGCCTTAAGTCAGAGTGGTTATGGTGAGCACACCAGATTCCTCCTTAGGTCACTCAAGAGTAAGCCAGATCTTTTTGATATTTACCTTCTTAATGTTCCTTGGGGACAAACAGGCTGGGTCTGGGAAGACTCTGAGGAGCGTAGGTGGATCGATTCTTTATTACAGAAGACAATTGAATATGGTCAATCTGGGGGGCAATTTGATATTTCCTTGCAAGTCACCATCCCTAATGAATGGGAGAGAATGGCCCCAGTGAACATCGGAATCACGGCTGGGATTGAGACAACGAAGATAGCCCCTGTTTGGATTGAGAAATCTTTGCAAATGGATAAGATCATTGTGACGTCAGAGCACGCTAAGTATGGCTTTGAAAACACAGAGACCCCTGCTTTTGATCAGAGTTCAGGTCGTCAAATCATGGCGAAGGTAAATTGCCCTATTGATGTTGTGGGCTATCCCGTTAAGGAAATTGAACCTTCTGAATTGGAACTCGAACTAAAGCATGATTTTAACTTTTTAGCTGTCGGTACGTGGATCCCTAGAAAAAATCTTGAAAACACTATTAAATGGTTTGTTGAGGAGTTTTACGATCAGAGCGTAGGACTGGTAATCAAGACCTCTTTGGCGAAAAATTGCCTGGTGGATCGCGATTTCACTCGCAAGAGAGTAAAGGATCTTTTAAGTGAATACTCAGAACGTAAATGTGATGTTCACCTTTTGCACGGGGACATGAGCGAAGAGGAAATGACAGCCCTCTATCAACACCCAAAGGTTAAGGCTTTTATTAGCTTATCTCATGGAGAGGGCTTTTGTTTGCCCCTGTTTGAGGCAGCGTATAACGGCTTGCCCATCATTGCATCGCCTTGGTCTGGGTATGTTGATTTCTTGTATATGAACACCAAGAGCAAGAAATCCAAAGAAAAGAAGACGGCCATGTTCAGCCCAGTCCAATACGACTTAAAGCCGGTCCAAAAGGAAGCAATTTGGGAGGGCGTCATTCAATCGGATTCTTTATGGTGTTATCCGAAGGAATGGTCCGCCAAAAAGTGCATGAGGTCACTCTTTAAGGATTATGGTTCTCATAAGTCCAAAGCTAAGAAGCTGCAAAAAAATGTAATGGTAGACTTTTCGCCCGATAACCAATACAACAAGATGTGCAACTCTATCATGAAGGATCAGGCAGTGGTGGACAAGTCTGAGGTGGATGGTCTCTTCGACTCATTGATGGCGGACAATGAATAGAAACTGAAGGAAGATGATCTTCTTTGTATCTGATTTTTTTGCTTGTGACGTGCTTGGTGGTGCTGAGCTTACCACCGAGGCATTGCTAGAGGACTCTTTAATGCCGATAAAGAGGGTCCGCTCCTCACAAGTCACTTCGAAATTAGTAAATGAAAATATTGATAAGAAGTGGATATTCGGCAACTTCTCAGGAGTGCCTGACGAATTGTTGCTGCTAGCCGCTAAGAAGCTAGAGTATTCTGTAATAGAGTATGACTATAAATTTTGTAAGTATCGCTCCACACACAAGCACGAACAAATAGAAGGTGCGTGCAAATGTGACAGATCCACACACGGAAAAATTATCTCTATTTTCTTCAAGAGTGCGAAAAACATTTTTTGGATGTCGGCAGCTCAAAGAGACGTTTATCTAGACGCTTTTCCCTTCTTGAGAAAAGCCAATAATATAGTTTTAAGTTCTGTTTTCTCTGAAGAGAGTATTCAATTCATACTTTCCCTTGACACGTCAAACAAGAGTGATAACTATTTGATACTCAATTCTGAGTCTTGGATCAAGGGGACCAAAGAGTGTATTGAATATGCAGAAGCTAAAGGTATACCGTATGAGTTAGTGGGTGGCCTATCTCACAAAGATCTTTTAAAAAAATTGGCATCGTCTAAGGGTCTCATATTCTTACCTCAAGGCCTTGATACGTGTCCTCGTATTGTTATTGAATCTAAGTTACTTGGGTGTGACTTAATTTTAAATGACTATGTGCAACACAAGGATGAAGATTGGTTCAAGGGTGACATAATCGAGTATGTAAGGGCTCAAAAAAAGCTATTTTTTAATAATTGCCTGGATATAAAGTTTTGCAAGCCCGGTAGGGAAAGAAAAAATAAATTCCATTTTGTCATACCCGTTTATAACTCTGAAAAATTTATTTCCAAAACAATTAGAAGCATCAAGAATCAGAAACATGGTGACTATACTGTTTCCATAGTTGACGATGTTTCTACTGATCGGACCCTAGATGTTATTAGGCGCGAAATAGGGGATGATGATCGATTTTCTGTCATCAGTAATCAAGAAAAGAGTTTTGCCCTCTGTGGTATATCGAAAGCAATATCTAAACTAAATCCTGGCGATGAAGATATTATTTTTGTGCTCGATGGGGACGATTGGCTAAGTTCGTCTAGTGTCCTGGATGTGTTGGAACACGCATATTCGTCTGATAGTGAACTCCTATTGACTTATGGCAGTTATATCGAACACCCAAGCGCTCTAAGGGGACCAGAGCCATCAGAGTATCCAAAGGATGTCATAAGAAACAATACCTTTAGAAAAGACATGTGGCGTGCTTCACATCCAAAAACATTTAAGTATAAACTATGGAAGGGCATAGATCAAAAGGATTTCTTGGATGTCGATGGAGAGTTTTTCAAGACCTCTTATGATCAAGCCTTGATGTTACCGTTACTCGAAATGGCCCAAGAGAGGATCAAGTTCATCCCAGAACTTCTATATGTCTACAATAAGTCGAACCCTAATCATCACAACCGTGGTAAAGAGAAAGTCCAATACGAAACCATGTTGAGGGTGCGAGAGAAGAAAACGTATGGTCGCATTAATCTACAATGAAGATAAAGCTTGAAAATGTTAATTTAAGAAGTGCTTCTGGTCCCAATTCATTCGCCAATAAATTAAAAAAATACTTCGAATTATCAGGGGTCCAAATACAAGAGGAGGACTACGAAGCAGTCTTGTGTTTTATTGAATCGCACAGGGACTTTGGGGATGTCCCCTTGTTTCAGCGCCTTGATGGAATTTATTTCAACAATGAGCACGATTTTGAGATGCAGAACCGGAATATCCTTAGGACTTACCGGGCAGCTAAAGGAGTTATATTTCAGTCAAATTTTAACAAAAAATTGACATTCAAACACTTTGGGGCCCACGACAACAGCGTGGTCATACATAACGGCGCTGACATAGAAAAGATAAAAAACACCCGAGCACTAGAGCACTTATTCTTTGATAAGTATGAGAATGTTTGGAGTTGTGCCTCTAATTGGAGACCCCATAAGCGTCTTAAGGAAAATGTAAGATACTTTTTGGAACACAAGGGGGAAAAAGATTGCTTAATTGTAGCGGGGGATACGAATGAGCAATTTAGGGACGCAAATATATTTTTTGTAGGTCAGTTCACACACGAACTTCTTTTATCTCTCTACAAGAGAAGCAGGTACTTCATCCATTTGGCTTGGCTGGACCACTGTCCCAATGTTGTGGTTGATGCTAGGGCTTCTGGTTGCCACATCGTATGTTCCAGTGAAGGTGGTACGAGAGAGATTGCTGGCCTTAATTCCACTATAATAAGGGAGGAAGAGTGGGACTTTAAGCCCACCAAACTCTACAGTCCCCCTGAGATGGATTTTACGAAAAAATTTAACAATTCAGAAGAGATATGTTATGATATGAATGTAATTTCAAAAAAATATATCAACTTTATGAACAGAGAGATCTAAGAGTATACCAATGAACATAGCCTTTGTATCGTCTCACAACAATAACTACACTGGGTCTTATCGTATCTGGGTTAACGACCTGGCTAAATACATCAATGAACTAGAGGGTGTAGGAACAACGGCTAGAAAGTGTGGACCACAGAGCAATCTATGTGACGCTGATGTTGTGATATGTGCCAAAGGTCATGAGGCACACGCCTCACAAATTAAAAAAAAATACCCCAACAAAAAAGTAGGCATCATTAATTTGGCAGCCGACTCAAGAGGTCTGCCCATTGATTTTGTTATCGTGGGTTCCTTGGAGGAAAAAGATAGCCTCTCTCACTATGATAATGTGCTCATGTTTCCCCTCATTGAAGATATGTTTCGTGATTGCATTCCCAAAAAGCACAGCAACAAAGGTCGCTTAAGAATAGGTTTTCACGGTCATTATCCGCATCTAAGTAAGTTTGCGCCTCACTTGAAGTCAGCCCTTGAGAGCATTGATAAGGAGCGCGACATAGAGTTGCTTGTTGTCACCTCAAACAACGGTTTCGTGTGGAGGCACGGGAGACCAAATATAAAAAACATTATTGTAGAACCATGGGACCAAGAGACAATAAAGGGGCTCCTGATGACGTGCGACGTAGGTGTAGCCCCAAACATAACAACAATTCCTATGGATGTTAACAGATTTGAGACCTCAGTAGACGCTGGACTTTATGATACTGACTATATCTTTCGCATGAAGAACAAATCTAACGCTGGACGCTCTTTCGTTTTTCATCAATTGGGAATACCTGTAATAGGTGACCTCACGCCAAGCAATTTTCACATCATGGGAGATCCGTCTTGCGGCTTCCTAGTCCAGAGTAAGCTTGGATGGGAAAAGGCTTTAAATAAATTATTTGACCACGAACTAAGAAACTTAATTTCTGAAAATGCTAGAAGAGAGTTTCAAAGATTATATGACCCACACGATTGGGCTAAAAGACTAATAGAGGAGATATCAAGGTTATAATGGAAAAAGGTATTCTTTACATAGCATTTGGGGAAAACTTCTTAAAAGAAATGCTAATTTCTGCTGAGTCTGTTAAAAAGCATTGCCCCGATTTACCGATCACAGTTTTCTCTGATAAGATGGTGAAGTCTGAATTCATTGATCACTGCAAACTCATAAAAGTGTCGCACTTAAGGCCGAAGATTGACTACATTCATATGACTCCATATGAAAAGACAATATTTTTAGATACCGACACCATTTTGGACAGAAGTATCGAGGATTTGTTTGATTTGCTGGATAATTTCGATTACGCAGCCACTCATGATCTAGCCAGAAAGAGAAAGAAGTACTCTAAGAACATTCCAGAATATGGCCAGATACCTTACTCTTTTTCAGAAGTGAATACGGGAGTAATGGCGTTTAGGAAAAATGAAAAAGTTTTAAAACTTTTTCAAATGTGGAAAGAGAATTTTTATAAATTTTATAATTTTAGTCCATGGGACCAGCCTTCATTTCGCATATCTCTTTGGAATAGTATTGAGGAAGGACTAAAGTTTTACATCTTCCCGGTGGAATACAACATTAGAAGTAAAGCTAACAGAGAAAAGCAAAGAAAATTCCATCATGAATTCGGCGAGGAACACTTAGCTCCTCGAATATATCACATGCATGTTGACACTAGAATCAACCAAGGGCGATACGATGTTGAGTCTCTGGAAGATGCTTTAGAATTTTGCAAAAGCAATTTTATGGAGTATTAATTGACTTACGCAAAAATAATCAAGGACATGAAGCGCGCTGGGAAGGGTCTCATGTCAGAAGTGCAATACATGAGGGTCGCTAAAAGACTTAGTCAATTATCGCCATGCAATTTTCTAGTTTTTGGCCTCGGCGAAGATGCTCTCGCCTGGAAAGAAATCAATGAAGGGGGCCGAACAGCATTTCTCGAAGATGATAGGGATTGGATTGGCCAATTTTCCGACAAAGATTTAGAAATCTACCCAGTAGAGTACAACACGAGAGCGCAAGATCACCACATGATAGGTTTCGAATCGGATAAGTTGGAGATGGAATTACCTGAGGAGATCCTAGACACAAAGTGGGACATCATCTTTGTCGATGGACCTCTCGGTCATAATCCTCCGCGACCGTATAAAGGCCCTGGAAGAATGAAGAGCATACACGCCGCCTACAATCTCCTTAAAGATGGTGGCACTTGTGTCGTAGATGACATGGGGAGGGAAATTGAGAGAAAATACTCTTTTCACTACTTTGATGTGAGTGGTTTGTGCGAATTAGTGGAGGGAAAAGTTGGAATCTTTAAGAAGATTGGTTGAGGATAAGGTTGTTGCAATTGTAGGTCCTGCCAAGTATATGTCAGGCTCTAATTATGGGGCGGAAATTGATTCTCACGATTTAGTGGTCAGGATCAATAGGGGCATCGAATCTACAAAGAAATATCCCCGTGACATAGGAAAAAGAACAGAAATACTCTACTCTTGCTTGATAGAGAGGGCCCAACAAGCAGGAAAAATAGACCCACAAAGCTTGAAGGGTTCGTACGGCGTTAAGCATATAGTCGCTCCACCGGTCTCGGATATGAAAGGGTTTTCAAATGGAACCAGGTATCACAGCTTGGTAAAGAAAGAAACAATAAAAGCTCTATCATCCCTGTTCCAGATGAGCATTATCGACCAAGATCTTAATAATGAGATAGCTAAGGAAATCAAGTGTAAACCGAATACAGGCTTTTTGGCGATATATCATTTGTTGTCCATGAACCCCAAAAGTTTAAAGGTATATGGCTTTAGCTTTTATCTGGATGGTTTCATACCAGGGCAGAAAAGTGGGGTTGAGAATGAAAAAAAATGCACAGAACAAGAATTTGCAGACATGGCCTTCAACTCAAAAAGGCACGTGCAAGTAGATATGTGGAGGTACGCTAAGAGAACTTTAGTTAATGACCCTAGAATCAGATTGGACCCGGTTCTAAAAGAGATTTTGAACATGAAAGAGTTTAGCAGAAAAGCGTTTTTAGGGATTGTGAATTGAAGATCTTCATACCAATAAAAGAAAAATCACAGAGAGTGCCTGGAAAAAATTTTAGAAAATTTCAAGGTGCTCCGTTATACAAGCATGTCATGAGAAAATTCTCTAACCACGAAGTGTATGTGGACACAGATAGCGAAGAAGTTATTGTGGAGTGTCAGGGCGACAATTCCCTCTCACACGTTACCGCCTATAAGAGAGAGGACAGGCTAATAGGTCACGAGGTTTCTGTGTGCGATCTAATAGAGCACTTTATTGACAAATACAGCATAGTGAACCCTATAGCTCAAATACATGTCACGAGCCCCTTTATTACGCCAGAGATACTTGAAAAGGCTTATTTGCACCTTTCACCTGGGATAATTGACTCTGTAGTGTCCTGCAACGTTATTGCCTCGCGCATATGGAGGAGAGAAGATTATGGGTTTTGTCCTGTTAATCACAATCCATTGAAGATGGAGCAGACACAAGATTTACCTAGGCTTTATGAGGAGAACTCTGCCTTTTACATATTCGAGCCACGGACTATCAAGAAATATGGCAATAGGGTCGGCCAGCTACCATATTTTTTCGAGGTGGGGGCTCCCTTTAATATCGATATCGACACAGAAGACGATTGGCTTTTGGCGGAAAAAGCGAGTAACCAATGAGCAAGAGACTTCTTTGGCAACAAATACCTTCTCCAATAATTTCTGAAATATTTTGTTCTAGTGGGGTGGACGGGGTTGTTCTCGACACAGAGCATGCCTGTTTCAATAAAGAAACGCTCTTTAGTTGTATACAGATCATAACTTGTTGGAAGAGGGAATGCTTTGTGCGCCTGGGGAATCTAGATGATTCTATGGTTAGGTTTTGCCTCGACGCAGGCGCTACGGGATTAATATTTTCCACTGTTGAGAGTGTCACTCAAACAGAAAAAATAATGAATTTGTGCAAATATCCTCAATATTCTGGCAAGCGTGGCCTAGGCCTAGTGAGGCAGAATCGGTGGGGCCTTGATCAATTGGTGAGCCCTCCTCCAACAATCATAGCCCAAATTGAAACACTAAAGGGGGTCGACAACATCCAGAAGTTAAAGGGGTTTGACTTCTACATGATAGGACCCTATGACCTGTCTGCCAGTATGGGTATTCCCGGTAACTTCCAGGATCAAAAGTTCTTGGACGCCCTAACGAGAGTCGGCAATAGCATTCCAGTGGGGAAAATGGCAGTACACATTCCCTGCGATGTGCACAATGAGATAAAAAAGTATAAAAATTATGGTATAATAGCTGTAGGGATGGACACAATAGCTCTAGTGGAGAGTTGTAAGGAAATGAAAAATGCTTAATTTCGAGAACCTAGACGAAAAATTTGTAAAGACTGTTAATTCGTGTGCTTGGAAAGAACTACAGGAAAAATTTAATCGATGTGATGAGGTGTATGTCTTGGGGCATGGTGGCAATTTGGCGGTCGCTGATCATGCTGCGGTTGATATCACTAGGCTTTCCAACGGCAACAAGAACGCTATGTGCCCGGGAAGTGGTGTGGTTGCCACCTCGTTAATAAATGATGTGGGGTTTGATAATTGGATGGTCAGTTGGCTATCAAGTCGTACTACATCTCGCACGAAAAAACAAATGAAGAAATCTTTAATTTTGGGTATATCTTCTTCAGGGAAATCAAGGGACATTATAAAATCTTTACAGTGGGGCTCCGATAATGGCATGGAGATAGCCCTGATAACTTCTAACCCGATCGTAGAAAGCGTAAATAACCTAACACAAGTGGTTCTAGGGGCAGAATACTACCACACCTCTGAGGTCCTTACATTGCTCCTTACTTATGAGCTGACGCACGGCTCAGGAAACGTGTGTCCCCCAATAGGACAAAACTCACCAGAGGAACTAGAGAATTTGAACTGGAAAGGGGGAAGGGTCAGAGAGCACAGTTACCCCGATGAACAAATTAACATCGGAGTAGACTTTGATGGTGTTATTCATAAGTGCTCCAAGGGGTATTATGATGGGACCATATACGATGAGCCTGTTGAGGGTGTGCACGAGGCACTTAAAGAACTCTCACAGAGGTATACCGTTATTGTCTACACGTGTAAGGCGAGAGCGGATCGAGGGCTTGTAAACGGTAAGACCGGAACTCAACTCGTATGGCAGTGGCTTGAGGAAAATAACCTCTCTCAGTTCGTAGGAAAAGTCACTTCTGAAAAACCTCGTGCCGTGGCATACATTGATGACAAATCCATTAAGTTTAATAGTTGGGAAACATGCATGAAAGAGGTGTGCGGCCTATGAAAATAATGAAGATATATATTGTGACTCATAGGGGGTGTGAGGTCCTGAACGGTACTATAGGTAAATTATTTGATTCCGACTTCTCAAGACTAGACAACACCGAGGTCAACGTAATCAATAATCATTCGCACTTTTTTTTAGAGCCAGGGTATATAATCCATGATTAATGTTTGTAATTTGGGCAGGATACCAATGCCGATGGAGGACAATCCTCTATACAGAACATCCTTGCAGATCCTAGAGGATGAAAATATTTTGCCCGAACATACGCATCTGCACGATTTTAACAAGAGCTTCAGGCCTGAGAGCTTGGGGGATATTTTCGGGGTTGATTTCATGACGAATATTCCTTATTGGCCAGTTTTCCTTCCATGGCTGCACCACCGACCTCTAGAAAAGTATCGAGACGTAGCGTTTGTGAATTTTGACCTTGAAAAGAAGGTGGACAAATTAAAAAACTTAATAACTTCCATAAAAGAGCATGGCTTTGTTCCAGAGGATTTCCCCGACAGAAAAGGCGGAATAACTGGTTATCATCTGAGTGCATTGTCGCGGAAAAGACTATACATTGTTAGCGGAAATCATCGTAGTGCCGTCTTAAGTGCCTTGGGGAAGGAAATTCAACACCAACCAGAGAGAGGAAAGGGAACCAAGGCAAGAGAGCTAGAGGGCATAGGTGTAGACTATGATACAATGCCTCTTATATTTTCCAGTCAAGATGTGACTTCATGGCCATCTGTAAAAAGTGGCTTCTTGAGCGAATCTGAGGCTATTACCATTATGAATAAATATGTGGAGACCTAAATGAACAAAGAAAACTTAAGCAAACAGATTGACCTACTGTCTTCAGAGGGCGAATGGAATCATTGTTACGAATTCCCTTTTGGTCTCAAGACGAGACGACACCATATTCAAAGCCCTGGCTATAATCTAAACAAGTGGGAAAGAATAGAGCCCTTAATAGAACTTTTAGATCCCAGTGGGAAGACCTTGTTAGATGTTGGGTGTAGTGATGGATTTTTTTCTATCATGTCGGCGAACAAGGGAATGGACAATGTACTAGGTATAGACCTCGATCCCTTAAGAATCAGGAAGGCAAATTTCGCTAAGGAAGTGTATGGCGTTAATAATGTAGATTTTAAAGTTTTTGATTTGTATGACTTCAAGGAGCAAGATTCTTATGATATAATATTAGGGCTTGGCTTGATTCATAGGGTCCCTGATATCGAAACTTGTTTAAAAAAACTTTCTACCATTGGTGAAAACATTATCCTAGAGTTTAAGACATATGACAGCGAAGAGCCTGTTTGTAAATATAGAGGCGGCAATACCAAGTCCAACATTTATAATGCATTGCATTATGTTCCGACAAAGAGCTTCATGATTGAGAAGATGACCGGTCTCGGGATGGGTAAGTATCAGGTCCTCGATGATGAAAAGAGTGGTCTCAAATATAAGAGAACAATAATGATGTTCTCAAGGGGTGCTTGATTTTGAAAAACAAGATATTTGAAAAGTTTAAAGATGCTCATGATGGAGAAAGGGTCTTCCTTGTGGCCAATGGACCCAGCCTGGCAAAAACAGACCTTAGTTTCTTGGAGGGCGAAGTATCAATAGCGATGAACAGAATCTCGTTGATTTACGATAAGTACCCCACTTGGAGGCCCACATATTATCTTTTTTCTTCCACAAATGTTAGAAATGAAGTGTGGGGCACTTCTTGGCTTGAGTCTGTACATAAATCTATGTCTTGTGACGAAACCACTTCCTTTATTGCCAAAATGTTCAAGCCAGACATTGACCCAAAAGGTGCTTATGCGAACACATTTTGGTTTGATTCTATGTCTGAATTTAAACCTTCGCAAGATGGCTTGGTGTCTGACAGGTGCTTCTCGACAGATGTAGTGGAAAGAATTGATAAATCCGGCACAACAATGAATTTGGCATTACAATTGGCATATCACATGGGCTTTTCTGAAGTTGTGTTCGTGGGTGCAGATTTAGGCTGGAAGCTCGATAAGGGATCAAAAAGTGATCCGAATCATTTTGACAATTCTTATCGAGCTAACATATCCAACCCTCAAAAGGCTAATAACCAAATGAGAAACATACATTCACTTGCCCTTAAAAGGTTCTTGGAGCGCGATAAGGAGGTTAATTTTTACAATGCGTCTCTGGAGACTATTTTAGATGTCTACCCAATCATAGATTACGAAGAATATATCAAGAACAACAAGATTGTTGTGCTAGAAGAGAAGAATGAACTAGCTAAAATGGCTTGGGACCACCCTCCACAGTTTTTGGTGTGAGTTGTAACTAAGGCACTCCCCCCTGAACAAGATGATGACCAACACTAGTTTAGTAAATTTTGTCCCTAAGGGCTGGGGATTCGAGAAGTGGATATGCAATAGTGAAAAATATTGTGGTAAATTATTGTACCTCGTGAAGGACAAGAAATGTTCACTGCACTACCACAAGATCAAGGACGAAGTATTCTACATACAGTCAGGAAAAGTCAAGCTTTTATGGTCTGATGAGGTGAGTAAAGTAGAGGAGATCGCAGGGGCCGGCATTTCTGTTGATCGCCTTCTGACAAAAAATATTTTAGAAAAAGGAGATAGATTTCACATTCCTGTCCATCGCGTGCACCAAATTATTGCCCTAGAGGACACAGAGATTTTTGAATTTTCAACACAACACTTTGATGAAGATTCGATAAGAATTATTAAAGGAGATTAAAAATGAACACAATTAAGGATCACACACTTAAACTTTCTAACCAAGCTATTGGGGCACTGATGATGGCTCTGCAAAAGGGGATCATGGAGCAGTGCGACATCACGACCATGCTAAAGGACTTTGAGCTGATGGATTCGGCAGACGGACTTGTTGTGGAGAACCCACCTGTTCTGCAAATGGAGCCAGAAGAGGAGGGTGATGCCTAAGTATACTTATTACTGTTCGGCGTGCAATACGACACAGGAGGTTAAGCACTCTCTACACGAAGTTTGTGACACTTGTGAACTTTGTGGAGAAGAGGGCTTCATGACTCGAAGACCTTCTGAGATCTTCCTCAGCAAAAAGATAGATCGTTCTAACGATAGGGAGGAGGCTGGGGCGGTTACGAAAAGAGTTATTGAAGAGGCCCGAGAAGAATTGGCCAGTGACAAAGAATTATTGAAAGGAAGAGAGTATAAAAATGGTTGAAATCGTTATCGCGTTGTGTGTGTTTTTATTTCTTTCGGTGGCAATTAATGGTGTCTTGGTATGGTACGCGAAGACGAACCTATCAAAAGTTGACACAATTTATACGGCCTCCGAAAGCGCATCGGAGATTTTCAGCATGATCGAATCATATCGCTCACATTTATCCTCAGTATACGAGAAGCCTCTTTTTTACGGAGATGAGACACTTCAAGGTCTCTTAGAACACACAAACAGTTTAATAAAGTTCCTGAAACGTTACGAAGAGGTCTATTCCTTCACACAACCGAACCTTGAGGAAAAGCTCCTAACAGTTTCAGGATTACCGGAGGAACATGACGAAGAAAATAAGGAAGAAGCGGAAGAGCAATAATTATTTCACAAAAGTGCACGAGAACGCCATCCTGGAGTATATCGACTGCACTGAGCAGACTCAAAGGGATGTCTTATATCGAGAGGTTATACGTCCTGCATTTGTAGAAATGATTGATAAGATTGTTTTTACCTATAAGTTTACCACCTTGCCTAATATCGCTACCTTGAAAGAGGAGTGCGAAGTACACCTCATAACGGTCTTGAGCAACTACGATAAGAATAGGGGCTCAAAAGCCTTTTCTTATTTTGGGGCCGTGACAAAGAATTGGTTTATTGCCAGGGTGAAGAAAAACTCTACACAACTAAAAAGAGAATCTAGCTTTGAAGAAGTGTCAAAGGATGCTGAGATGCAGCACCTTACAATTTACAATTTGTATGACGAGCGAAGAAACTGGAATGAGTTTTGGCAACACTTATGGGGCGAAATTAATCGCTGGGACAATCAGAGGCTAAAAGACAATGAGAAAAAAGTTTTAGAAGCCATTAAAATACTTTTAGCAGAGCCAGATATGGTTCCGATTTTTAACAAAAAAGCTATTTACCATGAGATTAGAGAAATTACCAAACTTAATACGAAACAGGTATTGAATAGTCTTACCAAGTTTCGCTTTGAGTACGGTACCTTTAAGAAGAAGTGGGACGAATGAAGCAAGATTTTCAAGATTTGGCAGAAGAGGCCCTGGGAAACATTCGGGACGACAGGGAGCAGACTAAGGAACTCCTTAAAGACTTGATCCGCTACATCGCGGCTGCTGAAGATAGACATCGAGAAGTTGGCCTTACTGCTGCGAAATATGTGGAGACCTTGCAGAGATCTAACGAGCAACTTGTTAAGATTGCGTCCTTGCGACAGAAAGGGGAAGGGCAGTCATCGGGATTGACTGACCAAGAACGAGAAGAAATCTTTAAAGAATTAAATGGGGGGGAATAATTGAAACCCAAAGGACTAAATCCGCGCACAAAACCCTCCGCCATCCCGAAATTAGACCCCAATACAACTGACCCTTTTGCAGTTCTTCGGGATATAGCCGGTGACCAGTTTAACCCCAAGGTCTTTGAGACACAAGAGGGGTACAGAGGTGTTTGTTTGCGAGCTGAGTTGGGCAGTGGAATAGGAACGGCCGCCTCTTGGGTGAGTAGAAGCGATCAAAACGACGACGAATTAATAGCCGTCAAGGTTATGATACCGGAAGTTCACGCGCACTTGTGTAACCCATTTGTAGTCAATGGTGAGGGTTGTAACAACTTTACGGGTCTAGATCAGCGGTTAGTTGATCTTTATCCCACCTTTTTAGCAAAAATTAAAGACTTCTCCACAGATTTTCCAGCCCCTGGCGACATTGTTGCGGTTGATTTTGGTAATCGTTCTACAATGACAGACCCGATTTACAAAGGTAAGGTATTTTCCCAACCTACTGTCTTTGCACTTGCAGCGAAAGGTGCCAAGAATTCTTTTTGCCTCCGATTACCGCCACTTGAGTCTGTGTCCCATGATTACGGTTCTGACACAGACGAATTGAGCCTCGTGGTATCCGTTAAATTCCCGCCAGAGAGATTGTACAGTCCTGCCGCCGAAGCTTTCAACAAAATGGTGGAAGAAGCCTTAAAAGAGGGTGTGGAATTTTTAGCCACTTCTGGGTTTCGTAGCATAGAAGAACAACGTGTCTTATATGAGAAGCATAGAAGAGACCCAAAAAATAATCCTCCAGCCGCCAAGCCAGGCAAAAGTAAGCACAACTCTGGTCTTGCAGTTGATATATGGCCCTTAGGTCGTAACGCTTCAAAGGCAAGCCCTTTCCTGTCATACAAGGCTAGGGAGTGGTTGAGAAAAAATGCGGGTAGGTACGGCTTCAGAAGAACAGATTCACGTGAAGAGTGGCACTTTGTATGGTCCCAAGAATCAAAAGAACAGCCCAAGTGGTACACTAAAATTACATTTGAAGAGTGGAAGGTTAAAGTAAATAAATACAAGGCTAAAGTAAGAAAATAAAATGTCAAATAATAGAAAAGCTGTAGATGTAAAGGGTGTATCCCCTAAGACCCTTAACAGGTATGATGATCTTCCTAATGAGGTTCGAGATACTCACTTCAAGGGAGTTAACAACTCTCACCTTGTTGAGGGAAAGCCTCGCTATGACAAGGCGGAGTGCGAAATTGTTTTAGGAAATGGGGCTTTGGTTTTCGGGCGTGATCGCCCTGGGGCTCCATGGACAGGTTATGGCGGATCTGGTGATACGTCTTGTGAATCCATTTCTCTAACCGCAGGCAGAGCCTCAGTGCAAAACTTGGGAGGCCATATCGATATTCCCGGCAAGGGTCAACAAAGGATAGTCGTAGATCCCAACAATGTAACTGATGCAGCTACACTATTATTGAGCCAGAAAACAGATGTAGATAAGAACTACAACTTATCTCTTGGTAATACTGTAAACCATTCTTTTGCCAAATCAGCCGCCGTTATGAAAGCGGATGCAGTTCGGCTCGTTTCGCGCGAAGCACTAAAGATATGTACAAGAACAGATAAAAGAAATTCTCAAAGTGGAGAAATTCTGGGCGTTGGCGGCATTGAGTTAATAGCCGGTAACAACGCAGCAGACTTGCAGCCCTTGGTCAAGGGTGGCAACTTGGTTGAGGCCTTGTTGGGTTTAGCGGAACACGTAGACCGTCTTAGTGGAATGTTGGATTCATTCGTGGAATATCAAAACGATTTTAACAACACAGTGACACACCACACACATTACCTTCCAGGTAATGTGGAAGAGCTATCTTTTGAAGATGTCGGGTATTTTATCCCTGGCCGCAAAGGTGTGAAGGTTGAGACTAAGCCGTCAAGACCGGTCCAAGATAAGGGAATGCAATGCGCAATGAGTTTATTCTCCTCAACCAAGACATCTATTTTCCTGGGCCGGGTTAATACCGGTAATTACAGAAATAAATACTTAAAGGCTTGGGGCGAAAAGTTTATCAACAGTCGCTTGACTTCAACAACATAAAATGAGCACTAAAAATCGAAAAAATATGGACCAAGTTTTAAAGGCAACCAAACCCTTGGTGAGCATCGATTGGACTACTTCCGAGGGTGAAGTGCCTTTCTACGACCATGAGATGCAAAAATATGCTGTTGCCGTGAAAACTGGCTTCTCCAGGATGGATAGTGATTATCGCAACGCCAACACTATTGAGTGGAAACTGTCAGGTGTCGAAAAAATAATTGCACACCACAATAAAGTAAGTGAAAACATTGACCAAATTGTAGACGTATCAGTAATCCCCCAACAAGCATCCGGCACTTATGTGCCTTTGCGTCCACAAGAAGAGATCAAAGTCTTGGTAACAGTACCTACAGAACTGGTAGACGCTTTGGAGGATCTCCCGCCCTTAAACGTAGCAGCCTATGATGTGGTTTCGATAGAGTTGGGAGGCTTGGCTAACAAAGCCCAGAGTATCTTTGAACTTTTAAGGGTGTATGATGGTCAGGCCACCAACTTCGTAGGAAGGATTTACGACGCCGATTTTTTGTTAATAGCAAAAAATGTAAAGAACTTTACTTCAACCTTATCAAAGCTTGTAGCGGATAATGGATTTTTACCTGATACTCTTGATAGGTCTATTGTGGAAATAGGGGTGGACTCGGAATATCTCCCCTTATATGCACAAATAGATCAAGGTAATGGCTTTGAAGATTTGATCATTGGATTTAACGAATTCAAGAGGTCAAAATTTGTTGACAGTAACACACTGTTCATCTATAGCAAATTAGATGAGGTTTTAAAATATTCTAAACAAAAGCCGATTGTAGGTGATGATGCCGCACAAAGCACTATCTCGGAAGATTGGCAGAATTTCTTAAAGTCCTTTATTAAGTACCCGCCAGCGATCATAGAGCACTCCGAAAGTCGCCCCATGTCTCCAACGAAGACAAAGGATGATGAACCTGAGACCCCCTCAATTCAA